TCATTTCACCAGTAAACTTATCATCTCCCTTGAATACCACACCAACTTGAGCAAAGATTCTAACAAATTTAGTTTTACCATCTTTGGATACTCCTTTAGTTCCAAGTATGGTTCCTTTTTTGCCATTATCTAAAATAACATTTCCTGAGAAATCAATTTTAATAGCTCTTTCATCTGTTGGGTTGTATGGAAATAAAACCCAGTCCTTTTGTTTTGCATTACCATCCGACATTATTTTGTCCTCCTTGAGTTTGGATTTGTTTTTCTTGTTGTTTAAATAATTCTTCAATAGAATCATTTTCTTTTTTCCAATCAGAGAATAATTTAGTCAACTTTGTTTCAGTTGTTTGTTTCTTAATTTTACTCTGTATTGAATCTTTATTATTTTGATTTAAAATAGCATTACCTACTTCTTCAGCACTTGCAAATTCTGTGCCATGTAATCCAAATGATGCCAGGCATCTTCCTAGACTTGAAGTGGCTGCATTCTCAAGTGCACTTGTTTTATTAATAAATGAACTATCTCTTTTTTCTTCTGCATGACCTGTAGAGTATGGAGTTTCACCAATGTATAATACTGTTTTACAAATTACTTTTTTATCATCTTGGAAAACTATTTCTTCTTCAATTCTAGACTCTGGAAAATATTTTAATAAATGATTATGCCTAACAGCGACTGTTAAATATTCTTTTCCTTTAAAATCCATACCTTTAACTTCTGAGGCTAGGTTTTCTATGCACTCAAGTCTTCTGGTTTTAAAAGAACCTTTATTTTTTTCTTCTGGTACTTGTGGTTTTAGTTTCATTATTTGTTCCTTCCTTTTTTAATTTATGGTTTGTAAATAATAACTCATCTTTTAAAGATTGAATCTCTAATTTTAAATTATGTATTTCCTCATCTCTTTCTAAAAGTTTTTTAGAATATCTTTTATTATCTTCTTCAAAATTTCTATTTTGAGTTTGTAGTTTTGCTAGTTGTAACATGATTGGATCTGTCATTTTTTCTTACCTTCAATTACTTCTTCTACTGTTAGATTGTGAACTATAATATCTTGCAAACATTGTCCTACCCAACCACCACATACCATCTTAGCATTCGGTGGTAATTTTTTTCTTTGTTCTGCAGTTAAAACTTTGTAATCCCAAAACCATTGGTCTGTATTTTTGTTTAACTGAGATGGACTTAAATGATCTGCTGAGAAGTTTTCCCATTCCTTTCCAATTGTTTTCATATTTGTTTTTTATTACTAAGCACAAATGTTGTCAATAAACTGTACATAAATTATTGCAACCTTAGAGGTCATTCATATTGTAGAGTTCTTTTATATCAACTTTATAAACAGCTGGTCTGTGTGTATACCCAAAGTTAGTTAATCTATGTTGCATAGACTCATCACTTGTATATGGAAACCAACCTAATATTGAAAATTCAAAATCACCTTCATGGATAACTAAAATATATTTCCCTTTTTTTTCGCCAGGTCTAATCAATAAAAAATTATAATCTTTTTTTTCTTGAGCTCTTATTTCTATATTATTTTGAAAATCTGAGTCGGTATATCTTTCTAAATTATCTGAATAAGAACCATTATAATATTTGTTAAATGCTTTTGCATAACAAGTTTCTGCAAGAGCACCTAAAAAAGAATCAGCTATTTGTTTTCTGTAATCTCCTTTATATCCATAAGAAAATCCTTTACCCATTTTAAGATTACCAATAAATCTTTTATTAGCTGTGTCTAATGCTAATTCAACATCAATAGGTTTCAGTTCAACTTTTATCATATTTTCTCCTTGTAAATATAGTTCTCCAAAACCAAGAACGCATCATAGAAATAACTGTAAAAATAACAGCTATGTGAAAACTCTCCAAGATTGTTGGGTGTAAATCAAAAAATGGAAATATAAATAATTGAATTAATGTAGATAAGATTAATCCACTACCCACATCAATTACAGTTTCAAATAAGTTTCTCATATCCAATCTATAGTAGGTTTACTATTGTAATTCACATCATAAATAAACCAACCAAAAGCCATAAGTCCACCTGCTAATTTTTGGGTTGATTCTTTTTTAAATGGAACTCTCCTAGTAAATATTAAAACTTTTTCTAATTTGTTTTTATTAAATATAAGTTCCCTTCTTTTAACACCCTCTAAATAAGAAATTTTAGATAGCATAACCACTTTATATTTTGCCAATTCAAATGCTTTTAATGTAAATTCTGTCGCTAAATTAAATGGTGGATTGGTTACAATATTATCAACTTTTTTATTTGATTCTAAAAAATTAATTCCTGTATCTCCATAACCTCTGTCAATCAAGTCTGAGCTGTAAACATTATAACCATTTTTAATCATTACTTTAGACATAGCACCATTACCACAGGCACACTCCCAAATATCACCTTGAAACTTTTGCCTATCTAATAAAGCCTGTGTTGCTGATTCTGGTGTTGGGTAAAAATCGTCTTTTTCTCTGTCCCCTCTTTCATTATGACCTACATAAGCCAATGCACTACTTTTTTTCATTTTTTATTTTTTTTCCTTTCTCTTTCTATATCTATTTCTTTATTTGTTTTCTCATATTCTTCAAGAGTTGTATTGGTATGATGTTTAAAATAGCAACTAGCACATAAGTCATTACCATTTTCAACTACATCTGCTTTCATTTCGCACTTGCAGCAGATCCGGTAATCTCCATAAATGTTAGTTTTATCTGTCATTCTTTCCAATCCTTTTCAATCTGATAAGTTAATTCTTTATCAAATTTAATTGTTTTTAAAAATGGTTTAATTTTATTCCAATCTTCTATACTAGGATATGAAAAACAATTATCTTTTCTAAACCAATGTTCAATTTTAGTTTTAGGTAAATTAGTTTTTTTAACTAATTCTTTAATTGTAATTTGTGATTTTAAATAATTAATAAAATCTAATTTATTTGGTAAATTAGGTCTTTCCATAAAAGGTTTATCAAATTGGTCTATCAAGTGAGGATTATTTTTTAAATATTCCATAGCGACATCAGTTGATAAAGTTATTTGAACTCTTTGATTACTATTTCTATTAATTTTTCCTTTTAATATTTTGGCAGCATAAATCATACTATCTTCATTTGTGTCCATTGAGGTTGGTGTTCGATACATTTTCTGCTTCGATAATTGCTTTTCCAAGTTCTCTTGCGATTTGTGGGACAATTGAGTTTCCAAGTGCTTTGATTCTGTTGGCTCTATCTTTGTCCAATTCATAGGATACCCCATTAGGAACTCCACAAAGTTCGGATTGAGTTTTCCACCAGGTTTGTTGTCTTTCTTCTCCTCTGCTACTTTCATCCCTAAAGTGTAACCTCTTTTTTTGGCTTGAACTGATGGTGGAACTGTGTTGACTGAGTCCTTCCAATCCCTTGCATTCGGAGTCGGATAAGTTTTTTTGTTTTCCAGATGTATCATTACATCTTGTAGTCTTGCTCCATAAGTCATGTGAGGTTTGTTTTTCTTTCTCAGAATAAAACCCCCAGACTTCACCTGTTCCACTCTGTCTGGTTGGGGTGTGTTTATGTTCGTTGCATTCGGAGTTGGGTACATCTGAACAAATGCAGTTAGGTTGTGTTGACTTGCTTTCTTCCAACCTTTTCTTTTTATCAAGCTCTCTGCATTTTCTTGACCACTTGCTTTCGGTGTTGGATACATTTTTACTGCCATTGGTAAAGGTGTTCCCCCTTGTTTGTATTTCTTTGTTCTCTCCGATGCCGAATCTTGCGTTGGAGTTGGATACATTATATCCGATAATCCAAACTCTTTTTCTTTGATGCCATGCACCGATGCCTGAAGCTGGTATAATAAAACATTGGACTTCGAAACCTTCTTTTTCCAAGTCAGTTTGCACCTGTCTGAGTACCATGCCTTGTTGGATGTTAATAAGACCTTCAACATTTTCGCCAATAAAATACTTCGGTTTGCATTCTCTGACGACTCTAATAGTTTCATCCCAGAGGTATCTATCGTCATCTGTTCCTTTTCTTTTTCCTGCGACTGAGAATGGTTGGCATGGGAATCCTCCAGTAACGACATCTGCTTTATATTTTTCTCCTTTGACATTTCTTATATCTCCTTCGATTGGTATGTTTTTAAAATTTTTTTGTAAAACTTTTTGACAAAATTTATCTTTTTCTACAAAAGCTATTGTTTTAAAGTGTCCTGTAGATTCTAAACCTAAACTAAAACCACCAATGCCACTAAATAAATCTAAAACTTTAAGCATAATCAATTCATTATTAGGTAGGTTGTCCACATAATAACTTCTATAATGATAATTGTTTCAAGCATTACATAAACTCCCAATTATAAAAAGTTTCTAATTTATCATAACTGCAGTCGTTTATATAATGAGAATCATATCCTGCTTTAATGAGTTTTCTTCTCATCTTATTTTTTCTTTTTAACAATCCTTTTGATTGATTAAGCATAATTGTACCTCCTATTAATTTTTTGTAACCATTTAGAATAAAAACCAATTCTTTTATTTAAAGATTCGGAATAATTAATTTCATTAT